CATACCTTTACTTGGTTGATGACAATATTCTACTAAGGCTTTAGCAGATTTAATGTATTGCTGAATAAGACGTATTTTTTCAAGTGTTTCTTTTTTTCTCTCTGGTGGATCACATGTTCCTAAATCCAAACCGCAGTATACAGATTGTATTTTATTTAAAGCAGCTGTAACCCTTAAATGATTATACTCAACGTAAACTATTTCATTAGGAGATACACTATATTTAATTATATAAATACCATCTGGAAGATCTTTATATTGACTACCACACCCAGCATTCTGAATTTGAAGATCACAAGCTGTTAAGTTTAATGAGAAACCTGTTTGTATTTGAGTATCATTAAATTGAACCGGGGTGTTAAAACCAGGTAAAGTTACTTGTAATAATTGACAACTAACTTCAATTTGTGTATTGTATATACTGGTATCCTGAATCCGCAGTATTGCTTTATTTAATGTATCAGGAACTTCTAAACTTAATACGTGTTGTGCCATAGTATAAAAATAAAAAAAAAGGAGGAGAAATTACTTCTCTCTCCCTTTTTTTGTTAAAAAAATTATTAAACTATTAATATAAGTTATGGTATTATAACTGCAACGTTTGGCTCAACGTCACATTGTGTACAATCTTCAGTTTCAATAGCCACACAATCACCGCAAGGTTTTAACCACTCTGTAATAAAATCTTCTAAAGCTAAGTTAACACCTTGAGTAATAATTTCTAACATATAACGGTCATTGTCAAATACACCAGTTGGGTTATTATAACGTGGTACACTATGTAAAATAAAATATCTTGTATATAAAGCATTTCTATTTACAGAGTTTAAGATGTCATAACCTTGAGTAATTTCACGTACACGGAAATCATTGCTAGCAAAGAAGTTTTGTAAGTAAGATTGAGACAAGATTAAATCACGGACAACTTGTTCACCAAAGCCCATACCTTGAATACCGCGACAGTCATTGTAAACACATAATCTTTCAAATACACAAGGATCACCATTATAGTCTACTAATGAAGCATAAATACGTACTGGTTCTTTTTCAAAGAAATCAGTAACTTGGAAAGTACAGTTACCAAATTTAGTTTCTACATAAGCACCAAATAAACGCATACCTGCATTATTAGCAGTAGATAAAGCATCAGTCCAAGCTGCAGCTTGAGGAGATGCTGCATAATTATCCCACCATTGAGCTGAAGTTACAGGTAAACCAGAAATTGGATCTACAGTTGTTCCTGGAGCATACCAAGCAACTTGAGTATAATCAAATACTACTGGTAATACTAAATCTTTTAAATAATTGTTAATTACTAAAGCTTTAGCCCAAGTTATGTACACATTTGTAGGATCTACATAATTTGGAACAATCGGAGCAACTTGATCAGCACAACAACCAGTGTAAGCTGATAATGTTTGGTAAGCATTGTGGTTTAAGAAACGTAATGCTGGTGAACCTTTAATGTCAATACGCAAGTAATAAGTTTCTCCACATAAGAAAGAATGTTGACATTCAGCAGCAGTAGTACCAGATTGGAAATCATCTGCTACAGTAGTACCTTTTGTTTGAGGAGTATACCCAACAGAAACAATAGATTGTTGAGGTGTACAAGAATCAACACGGTAGATTTTTTGAATATATCTAGGATTAATCATCTTAGATTTATTAGTTTCTTTGTAACCACCAATATATTGGTTAAGTTGATCTTTACCAAGTAATGAACTTGATGCAAGAACTAATGGACAACAACCATCTAAATCATCAAGATCAACTGTTTTCCACGTGTTAGGATCAAAAAATCCATAATAACCTGCGGTTAATTTAGAAAGTTCAACACTTGGTACATTAACTGTAGTAATGAATCCATCTGTTGAGTGCGGATTAGTAGGTCCCGCTACACCTGAGCTTCTTGTAGTACCTGTACCCAAGAACACTTTTGTAAAGGCATGATTAAAATAAGCCATTTTTTTTAATTTTTAGGGGTTAATAAACAAATATATAGTCAATATAATTAATAGTATTTAAATATCCAAATTTATTTTAAAATATTTAGCCTTCCATTTCATTATCAAGCATGCGTAAAGCAATTTTGTCTTCTCCAAAAGCTTGTAACTTATCTACCCAAGTTTGCATTTTATCATGCTCTTCAACTTGTTCTTTTAAATATCTTAGACAAAGTTCATATAACATATGATCTCCTTTTTTTAGAGACTCACTAGCCATTTCCTTGATTTGCTTGGTAACAAGAATTTCATGGTCATATGAAAGTTTTATGATTTCAGGCAAACCAGTGTAACGGCTAGGTTGTGCTTCTAATACTTGCACTTCTGGGGTGACGCCCATGGCAAGTAAATATTCTCTAGACCAATCAGCATGAAGCATTTCCTCATCAGCATACTTTCTCCAAAGTTTTCCTGCTCCAGTATAACCTTCATTGTTTAACCATAGAGCCATTGATAAATATACTCTAGATGAAAGCTCTTCTTGCTGTGTTCTAAATTGTAAATACTTAATACAGTGTTCATCAATTAGAGGGTTGTGCCCTTTTTTTATTGGTCTTTTTATAAATTCAGCCATAGTCTGTTAGTTATTGTTTTCTATAGTTTGTGCTTGACGTTGCATTTGATATTGAGATTCAATATCACCAGCAATTATTTTAGCACACTCATCAATTAATAATTCTACAAGATCATCTTTAAATATAGATTCTACATTTACTGTAGGTATAACACCTGTGTAAGGATCTTTTACTCCTGCAATTTGTATTTTAGTAGGTTGCTTATAATATACTAGTTCAGGAGAAACCACATCAAATAAACCATTTGTATATATTTGAATTCTGTTATTTTCAAACATAGCAAAAGTTTCACCCCATTCAAAACTTGGTTGTTTATTTTTATCTCTCAGTAACTCATCTCTATTAGCTTGTTCAGCTAAATAAACCACCATTGGTTTAGCAGGACAACACTCAGACTTTGCTTTTATGGAAATTCTTTTCCAGCGCAAATAATCTGTGGGTAATTCAAGACTTTCAAAATATATACCGCGGTCAGAAAGAGTTAAAGGTACTTTGTCAAGTAATGTTTGCAAGTCATCTATTCTACTAGTAGATTGTTCATCTCCTTCTTGTTTAGCATTAGTACCATGCAAATTTCTACGGCACCAATCAGATTGACCTTTATTAAAAGCTTCAACAATTTGCCATGGTTGAATATTATCATAGTCATTTGAGGCCAATTTATTCAATCTCTGCTTCACCTTAATAAGTATTGTTGAATTAAGCATTTTTTAAATAAGTTATAAAGTTACACAATATATTATGATACCTACGCTGCCAACTTGGTGTTTTTGCCATTATTATTTCTTTTTAGCAGTTTTAGCTGATTTAATAAATGCTTGTTTAGTAGGAGCTTCTTTAGTACCTGGTTTACGCATTTTCTCGCCTGAGCCCGCAGCTATACGGGCTCTTTTAGCGTGAATATTTGAATATAATCCTGGTTTTGCCATGACTACATTTTTTTAGATTTAATCATACCACCTTTTTTCATTACAGCTTTACTTGCACCTCCATATTTTTTCATTGGAGTTGCACCAGCAGGAGGAACATTAACTCCACCAGTTTTACCAGTTGCTTTTTTAACTGCTTTAACAGGAGTATTAGTACCACCTTGTTTACCAGTGGCTTTAGTAGCTACAGTTGCTTTTGGGTTTTTGTTTTTCATGATTATTATTTTTTAAGTTTACCAGTAGGAATGTCACAAGCAACTTTATTCAAACCACCTGTATACTTTGTAGGATTAGTAACCACAGTAGGGTATGCACTAATTCCACCTTTATACTGAGTTGGTTTAGTCACAACTTCAGGACATTTGTTTTGATTTTTCATTGTTCCAGCCATAATATTAAATTTTTATTGGTTCCAAAATTTTTCAATTTTCTTTGTTAAATCCTCAAGAGTTTTTTCATGTAAAGGATTTTTTAAGAACTCTAAGCACTCAGCGGCTGATCTTCCCATTTGAACTTGTGAGTCAATATGGTAAATAAACCCATCTGATTTAGCTGCTATAATTTTATAGAATGTAGCATCTTTAATCATAGCACGTATTTTTAAAGTCTCCATGTCTAGTTTAGAGTTATCTAAGAAATTTTGAGCTGCTCTTTTAGGGTTACGCTCAACACTATCTCCCATAATATATGAATCCATGTTAGCATAGATAATATCTATTGGAGTAGATTTTTTGTATTGAACACTGTTAGCATCAGTAACTTTAGCAACATAGAACAACTTGTTCTGATTTTTCTCAAACATTTTTTCAAGTTCAGAAAGAGCTTTGTTTTTAAGTTTAGTAACTTCAGTTTTAGTTGAAACAGTTTCAACATATTTATCTAAGAAGAATTTTGGAGGAGTAGCTTGACTACGTGCCGCTTCAAAACTTGAAGCAACCATTGGGAAACCACCAGCTTCAATTGCCCTCAGTTTAATTAGATCATATGGATCTTTTGCTGGGTCTAATGGAACTGTTTCATTTCCACAACGTATTGTAATTTTATTCCAAAATTCATTATTATCATGTCTTAAGAGTTTTACTTTATTCCAAAAATCAGAATCATTAGGGTCAATAACATTAGCAGCAAGTTCTTTTTCTAATTGTGCTACTGTTTCACGGATGTCTTTGATTTTTGCCTCACGTGTTTCCTTGTCTTGAATAAGTTTTACTTCAGGAGCAAACTCATTCAAACCAGTAATATAACGTAATATACCATTACGCTCAATGCAAGCAAGTTGCTCTTCATGAAACACACCATCATATAAAGCCATGTTATACTTTTGTAATCCTAAGTTTTCTACTTCAGGATCAACATAAGGTTTAATAGAAATAGTTCCACTTTTTTTGTCTGTGTACGGAGTTGATACAATACTTAAACTCATAATTTTGTTTGGTTTTTAGTTGGTTTTTATTTGACTGACATTTAATTAATAAAGGGGAGAACCTAAGCCCTCCCCATTATATTAGGTTTGATTAGAACGAACCTCCAGTAACAGGATTTCTCATCACAATCTTTAATACTTTAGTTGGATCTTTTACCCAGATAGCTGGCATAGTTTGAGTCATATAAACTCTGTAACCATTAAACTGTCCAGAAGAGTTGAACCCTTGAGTTCTTCCCATGTAATCCATAGTACCATTTTGATACCACCATTTTAATTGGTTATCCCAAGATAACTTTAACATGAAGATGTTATCATTTCCTGTATCAGTAATATCAAATATGATAAAGCTGTAAGAAGAAAGTGGGTTACCATCAATAATTGGGTTCTCAATATCATTAGTATGTAAGTTATCAAATGCAGGATTTAATACAAATTTTACATTAGCTAAGAATGGAATTACGTAGCTAGTAAATGCAAATCCAAAGTTTAAGTCCATACCTTGACCAGAGATAGCACCAATACCATTGTTACTAGCAGCTTGGATTACTAAACCTGAGTTAACAGCTTCACGCTTGATAGCCTCGTTTACTAATCTCATACCACCCATACCTGTTTGAACAATTAATTGTCTCTTAGGATCTGGACCTTGGAATTCTACACGACCAGCATAGAAGTTATAAATCTCAGCACGGAATAACTCTAAGCTAAAGTTGTTTTTGTTATAAACACGCTTGAATGAGTTATCTAACTGTTTCCATAGACCCACAGATAAACGGATATCATCTGGACCATCTTGTTTAACGCGACCTCCATGACCCCACATTAAGTAAGTCTCAATGTCAGTTGCAATTTTAGTCAAGTGAGCAGCTTCCATTGTAGTTAAGAAAGTACGGGTTAAAGTACCATTTCCTACTGCACGCTTCAAGTAATCTTTACCCATTTTAGAGGCAATATCACTGATTGAAGTAATTGCTGGATCTAATGACTTATCAAAGTTTTTCCAAATTTCAGTAACTGGAATAGTTCCATCAGCATTCATTCCACCTTTGATCATCATGTCTGCTCTAGAAGAGATAGAATAATGAACATGTGCTTCTGAACCACCTACGAAGTTATAAAACTCACGGAAACCAGCACGTGTTTGGATATCTGAGAAACGCTCACCATATTCTCCACGGGCAGAACCTTTACGGAAAATCTTAGTTTGTGGAGCTAAGTATTTGTTATCTAAGAATTTATAGTTGTCATTATTTGTCAACTGTACTGTATAGATGAAACCATCACCTAAAGGTAAGATATCATCAGCAGTAATGTACATCTCAACACCGTTATATTTGTCATAAGTGATGATATCACCATGTCCAAATTCACGCTTGTTGATTTTAATTTTGAAGGTTGTACCGTCAATACCTTTAGTGATATTGTTTGGCTCAATATCTTCAAGAATGTACGGAAGATCCTGAGAAATTGGTGTTTGCCATTTCCATTCACCACGTGCATTGTCAACCATAATTACGTTTTTACCACCAAAAGATGATAATTGGTAAAGTGGCATTTCAACTTTTTGGGTCATTGCCCAAATGTCTACTGGTCCCATGTCCATTGGCTCAGCATCTTTTAACATATTCATCATGTGATAAGAATCAACATGTGAACTCTGATTATACTGAGTGTCACGTAAAAAGAGACCGTTGTTTAAAACTGGAGTGCTCATTTGTTTTTTTGTTTTTTAGGGTTTATAATTATTTGTTTGTTATCTTTTAAAAAAATTGTTTCCTGATGGACGTGGTATTTTATACTGTTTTTCTCTTGAATTTGTTACCTCATCATCTGGTGTAAATGAAGCTTGTTTATTAGCTTGTTCAAACTTCAATTTACGTACTGTTTCACCTGTAACTTCTTTCTTTTGAATTTCACGCACCTTATCTTTATACCCATTAGGATCAGCAAGTAACCACAAAGCCTCTAATAATAAAGGGTGATTAGGTTCTACAAATTGATACTTCTCTAACAGGTGACCAAGTAAATTAGTTTGTCCATTTCTAGACTGGTAACTAGGTTGCACTAAACCTGCAAAAAGCATGTTTTGTGTTTTTTTATCTAGTTTTAAACCATTTAATTCACCAGGCTCAAGTGTTTTATATATATTCTCCATATACATATGAGCTTGTTCAGATTGTTTTTGGTGTAATATTTCTTGTTGTTGAAGTTGATATGCAACTTGCTGTTCAGTTAGAGCTGCTAATTTTGGTTTAAACTTAGCTGCTTTAGCCTCAAGTTCTCCACGGTCTTCATAACTAACAATTTCTTCTTCAATTTCATCTGGAGTCCAATCATGGTGTGTAGCTTGTAAATAACTACGCGCAATAATTCTAGCTTCAGTTTCTTTAGAAGGATCCATTTGACGGGTTTCCTCAGCTTTAGCCCAACCATTAAAAATGGTTTTTAAATCACGTCCACCTTTTTGGATGTATTCATAAGCATATTGAAATTGAGGAGGTAAAGACTCAAAAAATTGTTCAGCTATAACTTGTGTAGTTCTTTTGCTTTTTTGTTCTTCATTTGCCTCAAATAGCTCTTCAAAATCCTGTAGAGAATACTTTTCTATAGGCTTATCATCTTCAAATGCAAACAACATTTTTTTCTCAATAAGCTTTTTAGTTAATTCTACTAAAGCGTCTTTATCTGTTTTAGGTCTACCTGTACCTTTAGATGCTTCTTCATCACCTTCACTGATAATGTTATCAATGTCAAGATTGTTTATTTCATTTTTTTGGGCTCCTGCAGCAACCACCTTTGCCGGATCAGCAGAAGTGGCAGCTGCTTCGGTAGCCGCAGTTCCTGCAGGTGAAGAATAGTCATCATCTTCTTGATTATCATTTGGTTTATCAAGGAATGATAAATCAGCATCTTTGCGGCTAAACATGTTAGGTTTAGCTTTTTCACTTTTGTCACTAGTAGGTAACATAACTGAACTTCCTACATTTAGGATGTCATTTATATCAATGTCTACTGTTTCTACTGTTGTGTTTTCTTTACTCATGTTAAATAGTGTTGGTTGGTTTTTATTTGACTGACATATAACAATATAACAAAAATATGCAAATAAACTTTATAAATTTGCCAAGTGCTTTTTAAACTTTAAGATTTTGCGCAGTATAACGCTAGTTTTATTTTTTCTTTTTATCATTTTGTTTTTTCTTAGCTGCATTTTTTAAATCAAACTGGTTTTTATTAACCTCTGCAATTTTTAAATCTGTATTTTTCATCTCTATTTGAGCATCAATTTTACGTTTTGCAAGATTATTTTTTTCAGAGTTTATCATGTTTTTAGTAGCTTCTTTTTGTTGATTAAAAGCCATTGTTTGTTGAAACTCATCTGAGCTCTTAATTTGATCAAGAGCATCCATAAAATCACTTTGTTGATTAGCATTAATATCTTGCATAGCACCATAACCAGCAGCTTTGATTTCAGCAGCAAGTAAATTGGTTCTGTTACGCATTTCTTCTTTGCGTAATTCTGCATCAATTTCCATTTGTTTTTGCTGAAGAACTGTTTGATTAGCTTGTTCTGCCATCTGTTGTTCATGAGCTCTTTGTTCTTGTGCAGTTTTCTCAGCTTTTTTCTCAGTAGCTTTAAGCACATGTGAAATTTCAGAAAGAGACTCAGCTTGTATAACATTACCAAGATCATAGATAGAAGCACCTGTAGTATTATTACCCACAATCATTTGCTTCATTTGTTCCAATATAGCACGGTGATTTGCCCGTGTAGTTACATAGATGTTTAAATCCCTTAGGAGTAAATCTGTACCGTTCATCTCAAAATTAATTTTTTCATCTTTGGATGTCATATATTGAAGACGTACAGAAGGCTTTGTTGAATGATAATATTGGGCAAGATCAGTTCTCATCTGGTGTACGCGTGGCATCAAGTAATCACAATGCTGTATAAAATATACTTCAGTTTGAGCAAATGAACCAGTTAAAGCTTGTTCCATACCTTTTGCTGTGTCTATTTGTCCTAACTGCTGACCCAATCTTTGAGGAGTAATACCAATAACTTCAAAGGCTTGTTGTTTAAAATAGTTAGCTAATTGTATCCTAGACAACATTCTTTGAGTTTGTTCAAGGTTTAAAGTCTGGAAATGTTGAAAAGCAAGAGGATTCTCAGTGTTGGTAATAGTTGTATCCAATGGTAACATCTGGAAATTTTTCATTGCTACATATGCTTTGGCCAAGTTATTCTTACCCCAATCTTCTCCTAAAGAGTGACGTGGTAAAGCATTTTGATCTAAAAGAATTACGGTACCAAGTTCATCTACAAGAATATCTGCAATTTGGTTATTTACAATATTATAACCAATTTGAAAAGGTTTCATGAGATCTACCATAGCAGTAGATCTAGTATTTCTATCAGAAAATACAGCTCCTTCTACTGGAAGTTTGCATCCATAAAGAGTGCTGTCTCCTTTAAATTGATATTTTAATGCACCAATTCTATTTTGATTAATTCCTAAATACATAGGATTAATACCACCGGGGTTATTCATACCCCAGAAAGAAGGATGGTTAGGTCCTATTTTAATACCACCCCATACTTGGTTAATCCAAATCCAGTCAATGTGTTCACCAAATACTAAGTTGTTTTTGGTTTTGTTTTTCATCAGCTGAGTATTGTAAACAGGTTTATCAGTTGTCTTATATGATTCATCAATAATATCAACAATAGTCTCTCCTGACTCAGATATCTTAGTCAAGTGACCAACTTTACACTGAGATTTCCAGTAAGCAGTTGTAACGCGCATTAAGAAAGCAGCACCCATAGGAGCATAATCTTCTCCTTCTGCCATGATCCAGTTAATAATATCACCTCCTGGAGCAATTGAATTATCCCACATGGATGTATATTGTCTATAAGCTAGACCTGGCATATTAACATTCCAATCATGACCTTTAGTAGCATCATAGTAAGTACCATCATTTTGGTATCCTTGTAAAGGATAACCTGCTGATCTTACTGGATAAATTGCTTCTAAAGACTCAAGTTGTTCCTGAGTCATAAGATATCCATATTTGTCAATAACATCCGCTATGGTCATCATGTCTATGCGACCAACCCAGTTACCTTGTGATATATATCTGGCATCTGGAGACTTGTGATAAAAAGTAAGAACAGGGTTCCATAATTCAACTTCATAGTCATCTTCCATCATGCGGAAGTGCCAAAATTCCCTGTCTGTAATAAGCATGTCTCTAAAGCCTCTTTCCTCAAGTTCATCCATGCGGAATCTATCTTCATCTATCTTCATTTGATGAGAAGCCCATTGTTCACACATGCTTCTATAATTTTTGTCAAAAAAGCTTTGTATTTCAGGAAGAGTTTTAAGATTTTCAGGATTCATTTGCTCCTGCATTTTTTGTTGAATCTCAGGATCTTCAGGATCTACACCCTGATTTAACAATTCTGTTAACAATTTTTCTTCAGCTTGTGCAAAAAGTACTTTTTCAATTGCTTCTCTTTTAGCTTCTAATTGTTCATTATATGAGAATTCATCAATTCCACGGAAAGTAACTTTAGTATTTCTTTTAGCAAACTCAGCGGTTAAGACATTTACAACATTAGGTATAATAGGGTAAAACTTTAACTCAAGTGCTGTTACATCTTCTTTTATTAAAGTATCTACTAAATCTCTCATTTCATTGTCTTCTTCAACAATGTAATCAGATTTGTCAATAACTCCTTTTGCCAACTTATAGTTTTTCATAAGTCTTCTGGCATTTCTACGGATTTGTTTTAATCCATTCCATTCTAACCAGTCAAGATTCCAAGCTGTCCATTCTTCATCTTTTTCATCTCTTGGAAGAAACTGGATGGGCTGGGTAATACTACCTAACCTGTTATATTCAGCTTTGGCTCCCGCCTTTAATTGCATTGCATTTAATACTTTCATGGCTCTATTTTAAATTTTTAAATGGACTTCTAGGAGGATACATTGAATTATTGCTACTCTTATTATGTCCAATATGCCTAAATGGGCTGTTGTTCAATTTAAACAAATCCTTAGACTTTTGCAAGTCTTTCTTATTTAATGTTTCTATCCTTTTTTTATACCCTCTACTAGCTTGCTGTACTTTAGCAAAAGCAATAAGTGCTGCTAAAGCTACAAGTCTATCCACGTTAAGATCATCTTTATATTCTTCCATCTCTTTGAGAGCCATAATATCTGGGATTCTTTCAATTCCATATATTACTTTTACAACTGTACCGTCTTCTTTTGTTTCTACATTTATCTCTTCCTTAAGAAATTCAATCAAGTAACTAAGAATATTTGTTTTGAACAATGTACCCGCATTTCTCCAACCATAATCTTGGTAAACATTTTTATTAGCTCCAATATCCTTTAGGAACATCATTTGGTCTTTTGGCACCAAATATTTTTGTTTACGCTTACTGATCATGTATTGTATAAACAAGGACACGTTATTTTCTATAACTGTCCATGCATTGTACCATTCAATGATCAGTTCTAGACGTTGATGTGTTTTATTAATATCATCAAAACGACCTGTCCAGCATGCTACAATTTTGTCTCCCTCAATAAATGTTTCTGTTTTGTCACCATCATGTCTGGTAACTTCAACAGGATTTTTATATACGTATATTGAACATAAAGATTCTGACGTAGTTGTTTTTCCTTCTGACACGGGATCTATTGAAGCATAATAAGTTCCCCAAGATGAATCAGCATCAGGTCTTTCAAATACTACAACAACTCCTGTTTTATCTTCTGTTTTTGGAGAAATTGGAAATTCACTTATTGGTAACTTAGTAGTAGTCTCAGCTTTAATTTTCCCAGTAGCATCTCTTTCCAAATTAATAAACTCATATGCATATTCTTTTTCTTCAACTCTTCTTTTTTGAGCAGCTATTAAATGTTGAGGGAATAATGAAACTTTACGGTAGGCAAATGCTTCTCCAATATTCCTTGGACGCTGTGATACGCGTAATTGATATTTTTCAGGAGCAAGTTCTCTTTTCCATTTTTCAAAATCTGCATTAAGAGCAGCTAAAGCTTCTTCAACTAAAGAGTTACCGTATTGGTCAATGTATGGAGGCATTGACCATTGCTCTGGAATAAACAATCCAGATTCTCCTACCGTACCCTTATCATCCAGTAAGTTAGTTGTCACTGGGTAAATACTATTTACTTTTGGGTAAAGAGTCATATGTTTTAAAGGTTCACAGGCATCTAAATCACCTACAGTTCCTGCAGCAATAAATACACCAGTGGTAATCTGTCCTAATTGGAGAGCAGGAAACAAATATTCAGTAGTCTTATCCATGGTAGGAGCAACACCTGCTTCCTCATAAAAGAAATATCTTATAGCACCCCCTACACCAGCTGTGTCACTTTGTTCAAAACTTACACCTTGTAGTGTACCTTTTAAACCTTTTAAAGTAGATCTTCCATCAGGTCCTGTATCTTCAATTTGTTGTTGCCACATTAATACTTTACCAGGATTCATTGGGCGGTACCATGCTGTCTTATCATCAAGAAAAGACTTGTACTCTGTCAAGAATTTCCATGAACCTTTCTCATTAATATAATCTTTTAGTGAGGCACCCATCTTTAAAATAGGTGTTTCTTCAAACCATATTTGGTTAATCAACTTGGCCATATGATAATAACTAGAACCAAATTGACGTTTCTTAAGAACTGAGCAATGCATAAAATGTAATTCTGCTAGCAGTTCATATAAAGCCATGTGGTATTGACTATCCCATACTTTAGGGAAATCAAACTTCTTAGCAGCTTTGTCATTTATTGGTAAAAAGTTAATCCACATGTAGTATTCGCGTGGGAGATACCACATGTCTTTTTGTCCTTTGTAAAGGACCCCTCTACGGCATTTTTCTTTTTCAAAATTCCAATAACTTATAAAGTCTTTACTACCTTCAGGATATGGACAAAAATAACCACCATTGCTTCCTCCTGTACTTTGATATTTACGAGCCTGAGCATTAAATTCAAAAGCTGTTTCATCAAAGTTATATTTACCTGGTTCTTTAAAAAGAGGTATAAGAAAATCTTTAAACTCATCAAGAGTATTAAAACTTGTTTTTGACCATTGACCTTTTTCCCAGGTTGGAACTTCTATGTATGGCTCGTTATTGGTCATATGCTAGTTTTTTACCTCCTCTAGCTCTGTTCTTTTTTTCATTGATTTCATCAAGAGCAAACTTTTCAAGCTGTTTAAATTCCATTATAGTTTTACCAACAGATTTAACTTGAGTTTGTAAAGCTCCAATGTTACCATCTCTTCCAGTTGTTACAGAGGCTGTTCTAGCAAATTTACCAAGTTTTTCCATAAGAATCTTATTATCTAGATAATATCTGTAAGTTGGAGTAATATAAAGTTCTTCCATTTTCTTTATTGCAGCAAGCATTACTTCATCTTCTAGAGTATATTCTCCAGGAAAATCTCTCAGTAAGGTTTCTTCTTTGACATCTTCTTCAAGATTTATATAAGGACTATCAATGTCAAACAAATAATGTAAATAATTAAAAGCAGGAATAGGATTTTGATATGCATCATGCACAGCTTTTAATTCAGGTATAGATAAGCAATTATGATTAATTACTATATTACCATTACTTATATCAAATATTTTTATTAGCATTTTCTTGTTTTTTAGGTAGTTCTTGTAAATTTAGTATTACCCATTTTGCACTCATCAAGCATTCTCCATTCTCTGATTGTTCTATGCAAACTTCAGACTTGTCTGCAAACTCCTGAAATTTTTTCCAGAAGTCTTGGTGCTGGTACTCATCATTACTTGCCATATTTCCATTTTTTATAATACATCCATGCATCAACCATGTTTTGCAAAGGTACTTCAATTACCATATCTCTTGTATTTTCAAGCATTATAACACATGCTGTTTCAGATGGTATATCACTATTTTTTTCATAAAAAACTCTTAATCCAGACAATTTTGAAAAATCAATATATTGTTCAGATTCTGTAATAGGATTTTCTAAACCATCAATACCTAAATCATTATACTTATTATCTTCTAAAAGAATAGGTACTACAGCAATTTCTGGAATATCTTGTTGAAGCCATTTAATGACTTGTTTTTTTAGTTCATTTCTTGTATCCATTTTATCATATTTATTATTTCTGTTTTTAAATAAGGTACTTCATAAGGGATAACTGTCTTTACAATTGGGTCACTTTTATCATCCAGTTTTAAAATTGGATTACCAAACTTGTCTTCTCCAGTCTTCTCAAAAATCACATGATGCAAAAACATCTTGCCAGGTTTAAACGTAGGATTATGTTTCAAAATAATATACATGTATGTACTTAATTGTAAAGCATAATGATAAAAATTACAATCCATTAAGTGCTCACAAGGACCAGTCATCATTTGATATTTACCTTCCCAGTTTTTAAAAGACTCTTTTTTAATTTCTTTATTAGTCTTATAGTCAATTATATCTACGGTATCTTTAATAATTTCTACTTTATCTGATTGACCACAAATAGCAGCAGATTTTAAATAAACAAAATGTTCTGGATAAATACCCTCTGTTAATCTTTGTATAGGAGCATGTTTAATACCATCATTATAAATAGGTTTAATAATTGGTAAAGGACGACCAGATTTTTCAATGGTGTCAAGTTCTAATAAATCAGATTCTCTTTGATCATGGTAAAAACTACCTGCTGATACAGCTCTATCAGCTTCTTTAGCCCAATGAGCTTGAATTTCTTCAGGTGGTATCCCATACCATTTTGATTTTTTATTTTTTGAAGATTTAATAGATTGAGCTACAGGATCAAACTTTTGTTTGAACATGCTTACAAAACTAGTTACACTAATCCATTTTATGCGCTCATTGGGGTCAAGACTCTCGTACTTGTGGTTCTCCGGTTTGAATATGACTGACATTTGAATTGAATTTTGAGTTGATTGATTGAGCTGGCCATACAGCAGGCTCTATTGGTTCTTGTGGTTCAGGTGGATGACCTGTTAATTCACTAATTATTCTTTGTCCTTTACAAGTTGGACATTTAAAACGCATTATTAAATAACCGCCTCCATTACATACAGGGCATTTTTGCCAGCTCATGATTTATCAGGATTATAGTTAATATCTTGGTATAGCTTATCCTCTTCTGCTTGTTCTAATACAGCAGTCCATTTAGGTCCATCTGGATGTGCACATTCAGAAGAAAGAGAACGGGTTTTGAATGCTAATTTACAACCACAAGCTGAACAACAAGGTTGTGTACCTGGTACCATACACTTTTCACCAGTAGTGTCAAGTAAAGGACAAGTATTGCAAATGTTCATCCTATTAGAGGCAATAGCCTCAATTTTTTCTGTTTTAAAGACCGCATTTCCCACCCCTTCAAGTATTTCTTTACGGTGGTTCCATATTTCTTTTAAATTCATACAATTTTCTTTTTTTAAATTATTTTCCTCAATTAAGTTTCTTAGTCTATAAAGTTTTTCTAATTTGTCTTCATATTCTTTGAGTATTGCAAATTTTTGAAAACTTATAGGATTTTGTTTTTCAAGTATTTCTTTATACTTGTTTCTTTTATTCTCATTCTCCCTAATGAGTTCAGCAAGTTTCCAGGGTTTGGCTTTGAATGTACCTAGACCATGAACAATTATATTTATACCTTTGCAATCTGATAAAGCTTTTCTTATATCTTTCCAATAAAAAGAAACAAGCTCTTCAGCAAGCTTTTTATCTGGCTCAGACAACATCCTAATTATTTCTTCAGGTTTCTTGGGATTCAATGTGTAAAAATTTATAATTTAACAATACATTACCCTGAGTTTGTATTTTTAACTCAGGGCTAATGCTTATTTTTTTACGCCCTTTACCTGTCTTTTGAATAAGACCATCTTTTTCAACTTTAATTAGGACATTCCTAATAGTCTGTGGAGAAGCATCAATCTTCCTACTAGGAAGATCCGCACTAAATTTTACAGACTTGAGTTTACTTTCAACTCTTTTTTGAGCCATTAGTATACAAAAATCAGTAAGTTCTGATTCCCCTAAAATACCTAGCTGAGTTAAACAATCAAAATCTAGTTCACTTAAATTTATACGGTTTATATAACAGTGAGTAACTAACTGAAATTTGATGATGTCTAACAAGTCCATTTGAACCTGCTTATTTACTACATTTACCTTTGCCATGTTGTTGGTATAACTGACAGTTTATTATTTTAAATCTTTTTCAAGTAAAAGTGTATAAGTAAACTTTTTTAGTTTAGGATACAACTTTTCACATATATCCATCATTTCTTCTTTCTTTTTCCAGTCATTATGTACTTGACATCCTGCTGACCATGGACCAATTTGTTTAGTTATTCCTGCTTTATTAGCACCGTGAATATTAGCACCTACTTTAGTACCTTCAGCCCAAAATCCTTCACCGCTGTTTCCAGCAATACCATCTAGGTTAGCATCACGTAAACCGTAAATTTTACCTGTACTACGTAAACATCTATGATCAGGTTTACCTTGGTGAAATCCTGGAGAATAAGCATCTACCATTTGAGCAGGCATCATTACCCAACATCCTTTAGGATTAAGTAATTTTTTTTGATAAGCTACTCCTGGTTCAGTTGTAATAGTTGCTGTGTATAATTTTTCTACACCCTTATCTTTATAAACAATAGCCAAAATATCATTAAAAATATCTGGTACATTTAAAGAACTACGGATACCAATAATGTTAGGTTTGTCTTCATACCATGTATAACCCTTTTTAGCTATAGCTTTACGGAGAATTGCAATGTCTAGTGTCATTTTATTCAGTTTTTAGTTTACGTTCTTTTCTTGGTGCTTTTTCTTCTTCTTGAGTGTCCTCAGGAGAAAGACCCTGCGGTTGTTCTCTTGGTGGTCCCGCTTTAATTTGAGCTTGACGAATCACCATAGTTAAAGCTTTTACACGAGCTTCTTCAATGTCTGCTACTGTGCGTTCATACTCTAATTGCATTTTTAACAAAGGCATTTGTTCTTTGTAATATTGAAGCATGTTTTTCCTATAATTTGCCATTTGTTCTGGTGTAGGAACTACTTCTTCATCAATAAGTTCTTGTTGGTTGGTTGTTTCTGACATGATTAATTTTTTTGGTTATAAACAAATATAATACAAAAAGTTTAAACTTTACAAATTTATTAATAATTAGGGTAAAAAAAAGAGCCCTAATAGAGGGCTCTAAACTTTATAATTTTTCTAATTAGTCATTTTTACCATTCATATGGTATTTAACAAGTTGTTCAACACTGAGTGAAAGTTTATTTACTGTACTAGCTAAATTTCTTAGTTCTAATTGAGTGGTTTGTTCAATTCTTTTTACATCACTGTTTAACTGCAATTGAACAAGTTCAATATTGCCTTTGTTTTTTCCCACCTCTATTAAGGCTTTTTTCACGTCCGCGTGGACCGTTCTTAAAAAATAGCTTATAACTCCAATTAGTAGTAAAATCAATGATCCCGCGAGACCTATTATAAATGAACTTATTTCTGCTGTCATGTTTTTTATTTAATTATTTTAAGATATATAAACTTGTCCGTCAAAGAACAAGTTAGTTGGATTCGTTAGCCAAGCTGGACTAATAATTCTTATCTGTATTTGATCTCCAACATTTACAGCTAATGGAGATGCTAACACAAAGTTATCATTCCTTGCTCCTCCGCTTAAATCTCCAGATGATAAGTTATATGTTGTAGTTGCATTTGAAGATGTACCTTGAGTAACATTATAAATTTGTAAAGTTGCAAATTCAGTTAATGATGAAAAAGTACCTTGAACATAAGCACTAAATTGTAATGAACGTACAGAACCTGCTATAGGTGTTCTAACCCTATATCTAGGTGAATCATTAAGCACTGTATTAAGTGCGTAGTTGGCGTTTCCACCCATAACATAAGTCGTGTTATCAGCTAATGTTGCATTTAGAGCAGTTTGGAAATTTAATGTAACACCACCAGTACCTCCTCCTGAGTATTGAGGTATATTTAAAGTATCACCTATTAATGTAGCAGGACCGCTTGTACCAGTTGTGGTAAGTATTAGCTGATTTTGTTTATTATTAAATGTGGTCCAGTTAGCAGAACTTAATTTACCTGTGTTTGTTGCACTGGCAACTGGTAAATTAAATGTATGTGTAGATCCAGCTGATGATATTCCAAAATCTGTACCTGATGTACCTGTACTAAGTGTTTGTGTAGATCCTGTAA